AGCGAGTTACATGCGAGCCATTTTTCTTATTTTCGTAAAATAGCGGAGGGTGAACCTTCTTTGGTTGATAGGTTGGCAAAGGACGGCGCTCGCTTTACTCACGCCACGTCAATTGCACCTACGGGTACTTTGTCGTTGACTTATGGTAACAATGCGTCTAATGGGATTGAACCATCATTTTCTCATTACTATGTTCGCAATCTAGCGGTGTGGGGGAAAAAGGCAAAGGAACAGGTACCGTGTTACTCAAAAGAGTTTTTGACTTATCTTGAACTTCATCCAGAGTTGGATAATGTGGATAAGGAGAAGGTTCTAAAAGATTTATCGGAGGTTTTTGTAGACGCTGATTCTATTTCGATAAAACAGCATGTGGCTATGCAGGCAGCGGCCCAGTACTGGATAGACTCATCAATTTCGAAAACGATAACGGTTCCTCAGGATATCAAGATTGAGGATTTTAGAGAGGTTTATCAACTTGCTTATGACTCAGGTCTTAAGGGATGTACGACTTTTCGTATGAACCCCGCCCATTTCCAGGGGATTCTAGTCAAGGAGCAGGACTTGGACAACATCACCTACGTCTTTAGAGACTCTAGTGGTAATGAGTTTAGTTTATCGGGGAATGAGAAGGTTGAGTATGCTGGTGAGGTGATGTCAGCCGCTAATTTGTATGATCTCTTAAAGGACTCTAAATAATCTTGTATTTACAAGAGGGAATCAAACATGGTGACAATGAATCAACGACTGCGTTCAATTATCGGTTCTGCTTTTGGTGCAGACCTAGTTGAATCAAATATTGAGAAGGCCATTCTTAGGGCCGAGCAAAGAGCTTCTAAGGCTCTTGAACCTGTCTCAGACTTTTATAACCCTGTCTCGCTATTTACGGGTAGGGAATGGCTTGTGAGAGCAGGCTCAAGTTTATCGGCCCATGATTTACGAATGATGGCGAAGAATCCAATTATAGGCTCTATAATTAATACTCGCTTAAATCAGATAAGCTCATTTTGTCATATCTCACAGGATAGGTTTGAGCCTGGTTTTGAAGTAACTTCCCTGTCAGGAAAGCTTTCAGCGGCGAAGAAGGCTGAATATGAGAGTTTTATTGGTACGGCTGGTATGGTGGGTTATGGTGAGCCTTCTATAGATTCCTTTATGCGTAAGTTTATGAGGGATTCTTTGATTTTGGATCAAGCGACGGCTGAGATTGTGAAGTCGCGGAAGGGGGAACCAGCTTATTTTGTTCCGGTAGATGCTGGTACTATTAGGTTGATGAAGGAGTCGCTGACTTTTAGTCCAACTATGCAAAATCTACCTTTTTATGTCCAGGTGGTGGATGAGCAGATAACCACAACGTATCTAAAGGATCAGATGATGTTTGGGGTTAGAAATGCTAGTACTGACATTTCGACTTTTGGTTATGGTCAGTCTGAGTTGGAGTTGTTGATAACGACGGTAACGACGCTAGCGAATGCTGAAAAGTATAATGCTTTGGCTTTGTCTCAAGGTGGGACAAAGAAGGGTGTGATGGTTGTAAAGGGTGAGGTTCAAAATACTCAGTTTGAGACTTTTAAACAAGATTTTCGGATGGCTGTTTCGAATGCTTCAAGTTCCTGCCGAGGTAAATTGGTTAGAGCTAGATCGTTCTAATAAGGATATGGAGTATGCTCAGTTGTTTGAGTTTATTGTTAAGTTAGCCACTGGTGTTTATCAGATTTCTCCAGAGGAAGTAAATTGGCAAATAGGTGGTGCTGGGCAGTCAGTGACTTATAATTCAGGGATTGGAGAAAGGCTAAGCTATTCTCAATCAAAGGGTTTGATTCCCTTGCTTTCTTTCTTTTCAGATGTCGTGACTCGAAGTATTTTACAACCTCTTTCGCTTGATATCGTGATGAACTTTACGGGGCTTGGCTCGGGTAAGGGCGAGCTAGCGGATTTACGGATGAAGGAAGTAACTCTTTATAAGACAGTGAATGAGGCTAGGGAGGAGGCAGGTTTTGAAAAGATTGAAGGTGGCGATGTGGTTTTGAACCCTGTTTACGTTTCTGAGTTGAACGATTTTCGACAAAGAAAGCAAGCAGCCGAGGAAGAAAGGTTGGCGAAGGAGGAGGAAACAACTTCGGGGGTGCCTCTATCTGAAAGGAAGTGGTCACCACCATATGTTGACGAAGATGCTGACGAGGATTAAGAAGATTTATAAGAGATACTTTTAGCTAACTGAAAGGTTAGAGTACTTATTTCTTAGAGGTATAATGAGGTAAGTACAAGAGGAGTAAAAGTCATGTTGGAGTATAGACGCGTTCTTGCAGAACGTATTACAGGTTTTAAGCCTGAACAGACTCAATGAAAATAACATCCTATGTGGATCAACTGGTGAAACTGACAAGGAAGTCGGTGAGGGATTTTATAAAGAGTAATCCTATAAGCTTTATAGAACCAGATCTTATAGAGTCCTTAAATGAGCAGGGTTTTATTTCAATGTCGAAGTCTCTCTTAAACGAACCTTTAGAGGAAATAACGGTAAGAGGGTATTTAGGAGTGGATTCTACACTACAACGACAGTGGGGTTATGGCTCAATGAGTAAAATGTCAGTGGTACTTTTACAACAAGATTCTATCATTGAATCAACAGAGGGCGCATTAGAGCCTCTGGTAGAGGGTTTAAATAACCACTTTCTTTTGGTAGATAAAGCAACTTGGGCCATCCATTACCAGAAGGTAATGGATGCGCAAAAGACAATTTTATCAGATTTGAAGGACGTGTGTCCGGATCTTTTATCACAATCCAATAAGGATGTAGCTGCCTATTTCTTAGGGAAGGGGATGCCTGTCCTAGCTAGGTCATCTACTGGCACTCCTTCCATGAGTCGGGAGGTTTTAACTCAATATGCCATGTTAGGGTTGCCCGAGGCTACCCTTCTTATTAAGGCTAGAGAGATAAAGCATAAATTACAGCAGTTGAAGTCTTTTGAAACTTATGCGAATGAAGGTTGGGTTCAGCCGACTTGGAACCAGTTTGGTCAGATTCATGGCAGGTTTTCTTGTGAGAACCCGAATCTTCAGAACTGTATTCTTGAGGTACGAGATGTTATCCGGCCCAGACCTGGTTATAAGTTTGTGTCAGTGGATTGGAAGATGGCTGAGATGGCTTCTTTAACCTTTTTGTCAAAGGACCCATTTTTGTTGGAGGCCTATGAGGCAGGCCGAGATGTTCATCAGGAGCTAGGAGATTCTTTAACGAAGAACTTGACACCAGAGCAGTCAAGACGGTTAGGGAAAACGATTAACTATGGTTTATTGTATGGTATGGGGATTCCAACTTTTTCAAGGACCCTTCAAGTGCCGCTTGAAGAAGCGGTCCTTCTCGTACAGAAGACTTTAGATCTTATGCCGGAGGTGAACACTTATCGGGATGGGGTGCTAGATGAGTTCCATAAACAAGGTCAGATTTCGACTTATTTTGGCCGGTGTTTACGAGATGTGGGACATGATGTTACGGATAGGACTGCATGGCATTTTCATGTTGCTGGATCAGCAGCCGACTTTACGAAGATTAAGATGGTTCAGATTCAAGGAGATCTTTTAGAGGCCGGGTTTGGCGATCTTGTACATTTGGCTTTGAATATGCACGACGAAATAATTTATGAGGTTGCTACCGATGTGGTAGAGGAGGTAGCTCATAGGGTTGGTGAGATATTTGATCGGCCTGTTAGCGGTTTTGGTCCAATGAGGTCTTTAGTGAAGACAGGCAGTTCGTGGTTAGAGATATCAAAATAGTACAAGTAATAGGAGTATTTATGACAACGCCTTTGGACGAGACCCCTGGGGTAGCTCCCTTGAAAAGGGGTAAGAAAATGACGAAGAGAATAACACCAGAGATGGAGAAGATGTCAAAGTGGGATTTTACTTCTCCGAATGAGGTTTATCCCAGAGAAAAACCTGTTTATCATGAGGTTCTACGACTTTGTGTGGCCAAGAATTCCAAACCTGTTGGGAATGCCTCGTTTGACGATTTTTTAAATGTTGGTTGGGTATTTAGAACGAATTTACCGGGTAGCGAGGGAGAGTGGGAAATAAAGGATATTCTTTCAGTTGTGAACGGTCGGGTTTGTGTGAAGTGTTTACGGGTGGTACAAGACTCTCAAATTGAGTCGGAGGTTCGGTTTTTAAGTTTAGTTGATTTAGGCATTGTTCAGGATCCTGAGACTATGCTTTTTAATGATGTGAAGACGAACTTCACTTTAAGTGGCCGGTTGGCTAGGATTAAGCGTACTGGGTCTGGTTTTAAGAAAGTTTCTAAGTCCTAGGTTGGGGGAGCTGTGTTACTTGATAGTAGGTTGAAGGATCAGTTACAAACTCATATAACGAAACTTGTGTCGTTTATAGGTAGTGAGGTGGATAGCCCACAAGATTCTAAACTTGAGTTTTGTTACTATGCTGGTAAGCAGCTCTCTCTTTTAGGAGAGAAAAGGTTTAGAGCAATGACAAGGGTACAACTCTTGGCTAGGATGCGGGGATATCAGCCGACCGAGGCCGACTATGCTTACTTAAAGTTTATTCGTTCATCTTTTGCGATTTGGTTAGCTTCTTTAGAGGAAGATTTGACTAAGCGGTTAAGGGTAGTTGTAGTTAATTTTGAGGTTCAGTGGGCAGAGGAGTTGATCGATCGTTATCCTGACGGAACTTTACGTAAATCTGTATGGAATGATCTGCGCCTTAAATATTTGTCAAAGTTGACTTCAGCGATTAATGCTGTGTTGGGAACTTTGGAGGGTTTGGCCAATCGACTTGTGTCAACTGAGTTGTGGAACTACTTTCAGTTGGGTCAGACATCGGCATTGTCTTACGACGATGTGGTTTATAAGATACCGTTGCTAGACGCTTGTGAGCATTGTTTTAGGCTACATTTAAATGCTGATGGTACTCCAAAACAATACCGTTTATCGGAGGTGCGTGCTAATTCCAATGTGGGAAAGAAAGCGGCTGAGTGGCAGTTTGTGATAGGAAGCACTCATCCTCATTGTCGTTGTGTAATGTATGCGGTAGCGGACAAACAAATAGAGGCTTATCCTGTTTTAGCTCAGAATAGGGAAGAGGTTTTAGGAGCGGCTGTTAAGCGTCGGGAGAAGAGGTTGGCGCGTCAGGTTAAAAATAAAATTTGACACCCTTCTGTAGTAGTAGTATAATTAACCCATGGTAAGGCAAATTGGTTAACTCAACTGGGAGCAGCAAAAATGAACACTACCTCTTCTCTTAAAGTCTTTGTTAACGATGTTGTTACAATATGTGGTGAGCAGGGTACGGTGCTCAATGTCCGTAATGGCCAAGCCCACGTTCTTTGGGAGGACGGGTATTCCGACTGGTACGACTATTCGGAGATTGACGAAGTGAGGAGATCGCCTCTGAACGAAGAAGATAGACCTCTATAGCTTAACTATATTAAGGGGAGTGACACTCCCCTTAATATAGGTTAACCGGTTTAAAGTGGAGTGACGATCATGTTGAAAAAAGAAGTTTTTACGTCGGCCGATGGGTTTGATTATTCTAAAATTACTGAAAACGGAGGAGTTATAACCTATGAGAATTACTTTGAGGGTAAGGCTGAGGGGAGCCGGATTTCAGGGCGATTGATAGAGTCAGCTGATGGACAGCCTTTGAGAGTTGAGATTGTTGACTTGAATGACAACGGAGTTTTCAGGTTTAAAGTTGGTGATTTTATAGATTATTCGGAGTTTATGTTTGAAGTTTATAAGGTTCACGACGCATTTGTCCGGTATATATCATGGCTTGATGGTACATGATTAGGGGTGATGACTCCCCTTCTTAGGGGAGTCATCAAAAAATTTGACACCCTTCTGTAGTAGTAGTATAATTAACCCATGGTAAGGCAAATTGGTTAACTCAACTGGGAGCAGCAAAATCTCTCCCTGCTCATCCAAACTTTCAGCAGAAGCTATTCCAGCAAACCTATTCCTTGGTAAACCTTCTTCAGATTTGAAGAAGTAAATCTCAGCATCAAAAAGAGGTTTATTCTCTCTAACCACCATACCTGCTCTCCTAAGTAACCTTTATTGCTCCCTAATATTTACACAAAAACAACTAAAGGGGCCGAAGCCCCTTTAGTCTACCTAACCCGATCAAATTCCTAGTTCTGATATTTTAGCATAAATTACTTTAATGTCCCTAGAACTCGCTATTCTATGAGACTGGTCTACCATCTCAAAACCCCGGTCAGATTTCAAGATCTGATAAAAGACCTTGCAGGAAACCACTTTAGTCGCACTCGGAAAAATGGTGTGCTCACTATTCAAATAACCCTCCAAGGACTGGTCCATTCTGAAACCTAAAGGTAGGCTCTGCGCCAAAGAATTATACTCAGACTCAGTTTTAAAAAATCGTCAAACGAGGCATTCCCAACAGGTTTGGAATTCTTGGCCACACAAAGTCGTAGA